CCTTCATGTTTAAATGTTTTTCCAATTTCATATTGAAAATTTCTGCAAGTCAAATCTGAATTAAATACTTTATAAGCTTTCATTTTGCTATATTTTTTAATTAAACATGCATCAAAAATACAAATATATTTTTAAAATGCAAAACGGATACAAATATTTATTAAAATTGAAAAGACTTCATATTTATTTGTATCTTTCAAGTACAATACGTATATTTGTTGTATACTTAAAACTTACATATATGTACAAAGAATCATTCATATCAAAAGGTAAATATAATCTGAGTTTAATCATGCGTTACGCTCACATGTATTTAAGAATCGGTTATTGCAAATCATTATCTGAGGCCCTAATGCTAGTATGGCAAGAGGCTAAAGACATGATGTTTGTAGTTAACTGGAAAAAAGACATCAAGAAGTTTAAAGACATGCCTATAATAGGTGATTTCAAAAATGATAAAGATGGTTTTGGAAGAGAATATAAACTTGTAAATTAGTAGTTATGAAAAAACACAAAATAGCATTCGCTGATGACATTACAACAATGACATGTGCTTTAATTACTGCATCAGATGAAATAAGATTACTTGTTGAATACATTAACCATCCTGATAAAAAGCTTAAAATATGGGCATTTGATAACTTACAACATTTAATGAATTGAGTTATGAAAAAACAAACGACAATAGGAGTTGGATTTAATGATTTAGAATCATTTAATAAAAACTGCAAATTAATTGGAATAGAAATTATATCAATTGACAAAACATATGGACATTATAATTGCAACATTGAATATGAAAATGATTTCAACTTATATTATTTAGGTGAATTATCTGGGATTGATAGAATGGCAAAAGCATATAATTAAAATTTATAACAAAAGTGCATGAAGTGTTTTAATGCTTTATGCACATAGTTAGAAAAAGAAATCCAGGTATTATCCTGGATTTTTTCATTCATTACATTTAATAGACCAATTGCAATTAACTTTAAAAGTATAAAATCGTTATCATTTATAGTAAGTTTGGTTAAAATCTAATTTGATTGTTTTATTACCTAAAACTTCTGATTGTTCAATTTTCTGCTTAATGAATCCTAGTGTTTTTTGACTTAGTATTACAGCATTAATTGTAGGCCCTGCTATTAACGAAGCCATGATATATTTAAATTGATCTAATGAAAAAACAAAGAATGCTAATCCACTTCGATTTGATACGTCTTCAGCAAAATTAAGATTATTTTTAAGATATTCAATACTATGTATAGAATCAGTAACTTTAAGTTCAAATGAGCAAAAACTACCATCCCTAGCAACATATCCAAGTTTGTAGCCTTCTTTATCTACAATATTGAATAACATTCCTATTTCACCTGGTAATTTTTCATTATACCAGGTGAAAATTTCGTTTTTTAATTGATTCTCATTCATTTATGATTCAAATAAGAATGAAAAAGTAAATTAACTACAAACTCATTTGTAGGAGTGAATCCTAATTTGTTGATTTTTTCACGAATAGATAACATAGCCTTTTCATCGTATGAGAAAGTTGTATAGTCATCGTAATTAAAAGTAATACCTTCGATTTTCAGATCAATTTTTCCTGAATTAACCTGAGCAATCAAATAATTAATCAATTGCCTCATGTTAAATTCAAGTCCTTTTGAGTGCGCTTTTAACAATGCTTTTTCAAGCTTTTTTTTGTCTGGCCTGAAACGTCTTATTTGTTTGTCCATAATAATTAATTAAAATTTTATGAATGCAATTTAAATATTTTATTTGTATTTGCAAAATATTAAAAAGGAGTATAGTAATTCATCATTGTTTTAAAGACTTGCAAATGCTCATTTCTTTGTATCATTTCATAAGTGAATTGCAAATAAAATAGTCCATTGCTAATAACAAGATTAGATTTAGTAAGATCATTTTCATATCCTTTTCCCCCTCTATTATGCCTTCCATAAACATATTGACCACCATTAAGCTCTAAAACTGTATTAATACATGGTATCCAGTAATCAGCTCTATATTTCCTATCAGTCTGAATTATTTTGTTAATCATCATTTCTTTAACGAATGGCCCGAAATTATCTTTTATATCTGTTTCAAGTTTTAATACTTGTAAAAAACGCTGTGATCTATTCATATCAATCTAATTTTATTTATCATCATTCACTTATTGTAATTTCATTAAAATACTGGTTCACGTTGTCTTAAAAAATCATCTTCTAACTCTGCATGATATTTTTCATTTTCATAAAAATTGAATGATACATCTTTATTAATATTCAAATGGCATTGATTATCCCAATCAATACTATTAACATCACCAGGAAAATATGCATATCTTCCATTATTGCAATTCCACATGAACTTACAGTCTGATGGCTTACCAAGGTGCTTGAATTTCACTTTCTGCACGTAAACAGTTGTATATGCTGTTTGCATATCCCTATAAACTGTAATACCAAAATCAGTTTTATTATAAAAATTTGATGATCCGTTTATATCATAAAGATTAGGCACCTCATATAATCCTGATGGTGTTTTGTTCATTTTTCTTGGATGGGCTACCAAATGCATTGATATATTATTTCTTTTTGCAAAATTTATAATCTTATCTAAAAATTGACTAATATATTGGGATTCATTATTACTAAATTGATGCTCTAATTTATTATAAGGATCAATAACAAAAGCTTTAATTCCATATTTAAAAACAAGTATTCTAGCTTTTTCTAATATCGTTTCAACCTTATAATCATCTGAAGGATTGACAAAGAAAAAATTATCTTTAATGTATTCCTTTGCTCCTTCGTAAGTTGCTGTATCGAGTGTGTGTTTTGAGAATTTTTCACCTGTCAATTTTTCAATAATCTTCGATGCATGAAGTTGTAATGGGTGATTTTCTGGTGAAAAATATCCTATCTTCCATCCATGAATAATGTTTAGTCTTTCAAGTACATAATCAAGAAATTCAGATTTTCCATGACCTGGTATTCCTGTCCATGTATAAAGTCTACCTGTTTCAAATGAAATAAGTTCATCAAATTCAGGTATTTCTATTTGTTTTCCTGGTTGTAATCCTCTTTCGTAAAGCAAATCTAAATCATCTTCAAAATCATTTGCATTAAAAACACCATCAATAGGGAAGGGTTTTTTGCTTTGTATAATGCGATTTTTTAAACTCTCTGCTCCTTCATTGACTAATATATCATTTGAATCTTTATATGGGCTAAAATCAACTTTAAAACATCTTTCTATACCAAAACGATGAGCTAATTGATTTTTTAGATTAATTCCTGGTGCATCATTATCTGTTGCTATTATTATTTCTTTTACATTTTCAAAATATGAAATACAATTGTCTATATATTCAAAGTTTATAGTTCCTGTTCCAGCTCCATTAGGCACGCTTACAACATTATGCAATCCTGATTCATAGCATGATAATGCGTCAATTTCTCCCTCAACTATTATTATCTGTTCTTTGTCAACTATTGAATCAAGATTATAAAGAATTAATTCAGCTCCAGATGTGAATTTAAAATTCTTTCTTCCATCTCTGAATTTAGTATTTATTAATTCTTTATTTCTGAAATAATTGAATTGTACTGTATTTTCTTCTCGTCCGGTTTGTGGCATCCATTCTTTACCCTCAGTTATTTTCATTTGTCTAAGTGTGAATTGTGATATTCCACGATTTTCAAACCATTTTACAAGCTTTTCAGATAATTCAGTGTTATTGTTCCATTCTGGACGTTTATATTCACGTTTTTCTCTTGAAACATATTCAAATGACTTACTTCCTTCTGATAAAACGAATGATCCCTGACAATGAGAACAGTATCCTGTATTTTTATCATGATTCCATGAAAAGCATTTTACTCTATTCTTCCTACGATCTTTTGAACAAACAGGACAAATCTGTCTTTCTTCACCTCCTGATCTTGTTGTAAATATTTCAAAGATACTATCTGATTCTAGATGTTTAATTTTCATGATTTTAATTTTTACCATACCATGCCACTGTCTGGAGTGGCTAAGTATCTTTGATTAGATTGTTTTTTTGAAGTTGTTAAATTTTCATCTTTAAACCATACGCCTCGCATTTTCTGTTTCCAGTTTCTAACCTGTTTACCATGGCTATCTTTCCATCCTGCATCATTATAATAATTCCATGCTTTTTTTCCTGATTCTTCTTTATATCCGTTTTCTGTGAAAAAAGAAACAACTTCATCAATAAATGGAGGTATAAATTCTATATTCTTTACTTTATTTTTACTTTCCTTTACTTTACTTTCCTTTACTTTACTTGTATTACTTTCGTTTTTCGTTCGTTCTACGTTCGTATTTCGTTTGTATTTATCCCAGCGTTTTTGCACAGATTTTCTAGCTTTTTCACTCTTACCAATTC